GGTAAAAGAAAGATGATGGATACAACATACAACGTGGGCATCTACTGCCGGTTAAGTAACGATGATGACAGTTCAAATTGGTATACAGGTAAAAGTCTTTAGCCGACACCAGAGAATGGTGTCGTTTTTTGCTATTGAATCGCTCCAACAAACTTGTAGTAGATGGTGATGGTCTTTTCCTTGCCAATGCGATTACGTCCCATCCCCGGCGTTTCGTAGATCGTAATGCGGTCAATCAATTCGTTCAGCATGAACCGATCCAGTTCCTCAAAGCTGGTGTACTTCTTAATGAGTGCGGCAAAACGGTCAATATCGGACTTCGCATCCCGAACCTTTTCCAACGCCTTTTCCATATCCGAGATGGACGATCTAAGCCCAGCCCGTTCCGCATCGTAATCCGCAATAAACATGGAAAAGATATGATCCGGCAATTTGCCGTTCATATTGTCCTCATAGGCCCGTTTCAGTTTCACATCCAAATCGGCCAGCCGTTTCTTTGCGGATGTAAGGTCACGCTTCATCTTTGCTGCCTGTTTCTGCTCATCCGCGCATTTCAACTCCATCAGCTTTTTTGCGGCCTGCTCGCTGTCCTCACTGAACAACTTCGCATTGCGGCGAATGTCCTCTTGAATCACCTGATAGAAGATGTCATAATTGATATAGTGGCTGGAGCAAGCCAGTTTTCCAATGGCATGATGCTTTCCACAGATAAAATAGGTGTACTTTCCGTTGCCGGTGGTGTGCTGTCTCATTGCTGTCCCGCAGGCTTCGCAGTAAAACAGGCCGGAAAACAAACGTGGTTCATCAAGGGGTTTGATAACCTTTTTCCGCGCCTGCATTTTCTTCTGCGCTTCATCAAAAAGTTCCCTTGTTACAATCGGTTCGTGCATATCGGGAACAACAATCCAGTCCTCCTTTGGAACCGGCTCGCGCTTCTTACTGCGGTAGGACGGCGTGTACTGCCGTCCTTGGACCATACACCCCACATACATTTCATTTTTCAAAATGGAGCGAAGATACGTCTGACACCAAAACCGTTTTCGCACAAATTCTCCATCTTTGGTAGGGTCGTGCTTGCGGAACCGTGTGTACTCGGCAGGAGACAGGATGCCCTCATCGTTGAGTACCGTGCAGATGCTTCGGGACCCCATCCCCGCCGCGCTCATTTCAAAGATACGCCGAACAATAGGTGCGGTTTCTTCATTGATAATCAGCTTGTGCTTATCATCAGGATGCCGCAGGTAGCCGTAGGGGTCCAGCGCCCCCAGGTACTCCCCGCGCCGCGCTTTGGTGTGGAGCGTAGATTTGATTTTGGTGGAGATGTCTTTGGCATACATATCATTTAGGATATGCTTGAAGGGGGTAATGTCCATACTGCTGGTCTGGTTCAGCGTATCCACCCCATCATTTAGAGCGATGTAGCGGACGTGGCGCTCCGGGAAGTATATCTCCGTATACTGACCACACATGATGTAGTTGCGACCCAGGCGTGAGAGGTCCTTAGTAATGACCAGATTGATGCGCCCCTTTTCAATGTCCGCAATCATCCGCTGAAAGCCGGGGCGGTCAAAATTTGTGCCTGAAAATCCATCGTCAATATAGGTATCAACAACTTCCCAGCCTTGTTTCTCAACATATTCAGTCAATAAGGCCCGTTGGTTTCCAATACTCATGGACTCATGATCGGCCCCATCTTCGGAAGATAATCTACAATAGATAGCGGCCCGATAATTCTGTTGCTCTCTCATAAAACTGCCTCCTTATCAGCCAGAGAAACAACAGGGTTTATGTACGACTGTCAAGGACAGTGTAGCACATTAAAGTGTGAAAGTCAAGCTGTGCCGCCTGTTGCTTCACAAAATTTTCTGCGGGGACTATCCCGCCGCTTTCTCGAAAAGAATCTTCTTGACCGCAGCCTCATGAATCACCTCACTTGCGGTTCTGGTGCCGCTGAACACGCTGACTACACGGATAATGTCGCGGCCAATTTTCAGACGGTAGCCCTGATTCGCAGGGCTTTCCGCCGTCACTTTTTCTTCGTTCCTCATATCAGGCATAGATGAACCTCCTTGAAATCAAAACCACCCGTTGAACGGGTGGTTTGAACAGGCCCTATAAGGGCCTATCTCCTGTGGCAGCACTCTAAAGAGTGCATTGAAACATCTGGCAACCACATTCTTGCCACGGGCTGCCCCCTACTCGGGGGCTTTTTATTTGCCCTTTTTCTCTGGCCTACCCGTAAACGGGTCAATGTACTCCTTCAATGACATCTGGTCATATTCTAAATCTTCTTTTAGTTGATTCCGAATATACTCTTCTATCTTTTTTGCATTTTTTCCTACCGTGTCCACATAGTATCCTCTGCACCAAAAATGTCGATTGCCATACTTGTATTTGAGATTCGCGTGTCTCTCAAATATCATCAGGGTACTTTTTCCTTTTAAATACCCCACAAAATCTGACACACTCATCTTCGGCGGTATTTCTACCAACATATGGACATGATCCGGACAGATTTCTGCTTCCACAATATTTACTTCTTTGCGCTTGCACAACATACTCAAGATATTTGCGATGTCCCGTTTCAACTCGCCATATATAATCTTTCTTCTATATTTCGGTGCAAAAACGATATGGTACTTACAATTCCACTTTGTATGTGATAAACTATTGTTGTCCATTTGGACTACCTCCTTTGATTAACAAAACGGTTGGCGAACCCGTTTTTATTATATCAGGGGAGGTTTTTTACACAACGCTAAAGCTATTTTAACCACCCGCAGAGCAGGTGGTTTATTTGTTCTCCAAAGTTCCGTTTTTCGGATCAGCGAAAAACTCCTCAATGGAGAACAGGGCCATGCCCTAACAAAAAAACCAACCACCGGATATTGATGGTTGGTAAGCTTTTACAATGGTCTAGCTCTTCGACCATTTTTGATAAATGTTACATTCTCATAATAGTTTTCAAGATCAACATACTTTCCATTTTCCTTTGCAAATTTTTTTAACAAATTATGACATGTTGAATCCCATGAATAGACTTCAAAACTCCACCCTTTATCAGCAATCCTTTTTGCGTCAGCCAAGAATCCTTGACCATCATTTATTCCTGCTCCATCTCCAGTTAATAGAGCAACTGTTTTGGGTTCAGGTTTATCCATAAACAATCGCAATAAAGCCAACTGCAAAACATGGTCTGTCGTATCTGCTTCCCCATCCGTTAAACTTCGTGGCAATAACGACGGTATTATACCAAGTTTCCGGATTTGATTCCATAGTGCATCTCCTTTGGGTGGAATGCTACCAGAAAAATAGATATCTTCCACCGTTCTTCCTTGCATAACAAGTTGTAGCAGATTAGAAAAATGAGTCCGATACAATTCCTTTTGCACACCGGGTTCTTTAATTGGCATGATCTGATTCAATCCAGCATAATGAATGTTTGAATTATCCCAAAATATATACATATTCTATCTCCTTCAATTTTATATGTATATTTTACCACTCCAACCACCAATATTCAATTATCAATGTTCAAAAAACAGGTCTTGCAGGACTCGAACCTGCACCCTCTGCACATAGTTATATCCGGCTTTCAGTGCTCTGCCTGTTGAGCTAAAGACCTATATGAGGTAATCACCCCTCTCTCATGACCAGATCATTGTTGTATTCAGCACAAGCAGAAATGCCAGAGCCCTAAGTGCAAATCTGCCAGCCTGCGTCTTCTCTTCATTCAGACTCACAAGCAGTATCATCGCAAGTGAAATATTAATTGTTGATACAACTGCATTTAAAATTATCATCTCTGTCTCCTTATCCACCCGTTAAGAACTATACTCAATTTCTTTGTAGCAATCACTTATATCACCGTTCATCATGTCTTTCAGTTTTTGTAATCTCTCAATCAGCACTTCCAGACATTCCACGGTATCGAACGAAAGAACGGTGTCATCGTCGCCCGACTCAAAGCTCTGCGTCTGCTCTCCAACGACATGCGTCCCTTTATTCTGCAAAACGATAAACCCACCTGAAAAATCCGTTTTAACCATCGGAGTTATCAGGATGTCACCTATTCCGAACTTTGCTACTGCCTTTCCTTCTATCATGCCTGTCCTCCCTGCTAGTCTTCGGAATCCTCTGATGCGAGTACATCTGGCTCCGATGCATATTTGATGTAACTGATCTCATCATACTTAAACTTCCGGCAGTCTTCCTGATACTGCTCCGACATATCCAGCCGGAAATCCGAGATATCAATACCAGATATGCGCCCGGTATACTCTCTACCGTAATAACCGCTGGTTCCTATAGTGACAATATCGCCTCTGCGAAACAGCGTGTCATTATACAAAATCGTTTCTTCCCGTTTTGGCCTGCCTAACATGTCTCCAACCCCTCCCATTTGCTCAATCTTTGGTATAAAAGTCTCTCACAATCCTAAGAACAGCAAATTCATAGAAAATATCTTCAAAATCGCTTCTGTTCCAGGAATCAAACTCCTTATCCCGAAGCACCGCATACATTTCCCGATATGACAGCCCCCCCCGCGGGCAGCCAGCCGCTCCAGACTCTGACCATGATTTTTATATGCCTACGCCTCATGTGGCGCTATTACTTCCCACGGAATATATTCCTTTTCTCCTCTGTGGTCTAAATTATGTAATACCGGGAATCGTTTTCTCATATTTACCCGTCCTCCTTCTCCGGTGAGGTCTTTTTATTTTAAAATTGCTTATGGGGTTCAGTACGCCGCCGGGGGCCGTTTCCCACCAGACCCCCACCCCTCGCTCCCTGACTGTCTTATTTTTTCAGCTATATTATGCAACATGTCGTAAAATAACAATTTTTCGACATGATACACATGATTTTGATGTCATTTCAGCTATTTTATCTGCCTTTCCCATAATTTCCCGGCAGATCTGATATCGTGTCCGCCCCTGGTGTACAAACCATGTCAAAAATCTCCCTTTGGCAACTCTTTCGGCGCTGTATCTATGAACCGCTGGCCCCGCTCCTGCTCTATCTGCTCTATGGTCCGGCGCTTCTCTCCGCCTTCCCGGTTGCTTCCCGGCATATTCCAGTTATGACGCCTGTTAAGCGCCGGAAGTATCTTCATAGGATTTAATCCGCCAGAAATCAGCTTATTACTTAAAGATTCTTCATTATTCTCAATTAATTTTTTATAAATGCCGGAGCACGAAGAGCCGAGTTCTTCCGTATATTCCTCTCCTGGATGGTTATATTTCCAGATACTTATATTACCAATCCTGTTACCATC